CCACCAAGGGCGTGTGCTCACGGTGCCGGTGACTGATAGATGTCTTTGCGAAAGCCTCGATCTAAGCGCTGGCGCCGCTTGGCGCCTTGGTGTTCCGCTTGATGGCATTGCCACCGTCCGCATCAGCCATCCCTAGCAAGGTTGCACACAGCTGCCCTAGGTGGTACGATTCCATCACGCGGGCGCACCGTCCCGCACTGCCCCAAACCGAGAACCATGAAAACCACCATCCCTCAACTGCTCGGCCACGCTGCTGGCACCATCTACGGCTACGCCCGTTTCCGCGTGGACTGGGCTGAAGTCGGCGCGATCGTGCTGCACGGCCTGCAGGTGCTGATCGTGCTCACGCTGCTGGCCGGCCAATACACCCGCCGCGCGTGGGATGCACTGCCGGCGCTGAGCGAACGGCTCGGCAAGTGCTACGCCGCACTGCTCGGTGTTGCTGCTGCTGCGGTGCCCGCTGCGCTGCATCCACTGGCCGTGATCGCCGCCGAAATGGAACAGCTGACGCTGCGTGAACTGCAAGCCGCCACCGGCATCCGCCGCAAGGTGGCGAAGCGGCAGCTCATTGCCACGGCGCTGGCCTGGTAACAAGCGCGGCCCGCCGGAGCCGCAATCCGGCGCCTATTCCGCTGATTCTTTAAACATGGCAACCGTCGCGCCGCTTTCTTCTTTGACGGAAGAAGACCTCGATGCCTACGCCGATCCGGCTCGCAGGACTCAATGGCTTATGCAAAAGGCGGTTTTCTTCTGCATGGAAGGCGCCAGAACAGGTGCAAGCAAGGAAACCGTTGATTCTCAGCTTGCTTTGTTGATGCACCTTGCTGAATTGGCATCTCAAGACTCACCTCCACATGGCTCCACGTGAGCCCCGCAACCACCTCGCTTAATCACCATGCCACGCCTCATCGGGCTATACAGCCCTGCGCCGCAATCCGGCAAGACCACGATCGCCACGCAGCTGATCACAGACGGCTTCATGCATGTGAGCTTCGCTGCGCCGCTCAAGGTGCTTGTGCGTGAACTGCTCTGCCAGCTTGGCCACGACGGCACGACCGCCACGCGCTACGTGCACAGCCACAAGGAGCAACAAATCCCCGGCATCCGCTGCAGCGCGCGTCATCTGATGCAAACGCTCGGCACTGAATGGGGCCGGCAGTGCGTGCACCCGGACGTGTGGGTGATGATCGCCAGCAAGCGGATCCGTGATCTGCGCGCCGCCGGCTACTCCGTGGTGATCGACGACTGCCGCTTCCCGAATGAAGCTAGCCTGATCCGCGAACTCGGCGGTGAGCTGTGGCACGTGGAGCGGCTTGGCACTGCCGCCAACACCGACCACGCCAGCGAAGGCGCCTTGACCGCCCCCGAGCTGTTTACGCACCGGATCGTGAACGACGGCACCCTGCAACAACTCCGCGAGCAAGTCACAGCGCGGTTGCGTGGGGTGGTATAGTTCACTCACAGCAGGCGACCGGTCCTGCACCCCAACCCGAGAATCATGGCCCTGTTTGAGATCCGCTTCCTACCCACCAAGCGCAGCCGCAAAGTGCGCGTCGCCGGCATCTATGCAGACAACCAAGTTCAAGCTCGCCGCTATCTGCGTCAAAAGTTCGGCCTTCGAATGCTGGACTACAAAGTGCTGAGCTGCGAGCCAATCGCCTGACCCAACGCGGCCGCCGGCAGCCGCGCCCAATGCCGGCAGTAATCCCAACCACGGAGCCATGCTCAACCACATCAACAATGCCATCTGCCTGCTGATTGCAGCGGCAGTGTTCGCCATGATCGGCGTCGAATCCGGCGCACACTACAAGCCCACCCACAGCGGCACACAGCAGGTGGTGCGGAAATGACACAACAACACCCCGTCACCCCGCCGCAGTGGCAAATGGATGGGTGGCAAGCACGTATCGAGACAATGGGCTCCCATGTACCTTCGATCCTTTTGGAAGTCATCCAATGGGGCTTTGATCAGGCCAACGCCGACATCGAGCGCGAGCGGCAAGAGGCTGCTGATCAGGAGCTGGAGGCGTGTGTCGCCTGGCTAGATGGCTTCGACCGCGAAGGGTGGGCCGCCGAGCAGCTCCGCGCCGCCCGCCGCCCGAAGCCAAAGAGCGAGAAACAGCAGGCACTAGAGGCGTTTGATCGCATCGAGTACGCCCCAAGCGAAGCGGAAGATTTTGCCATCATCCTCCGCGCCCTTCAATCCATCCCCGACGAACAATGACCCCTAACGAAACCTTCCAAACGCTTCAAGCCGCCATCCGTCACGGCGGTGGCTTTATGGCCAAGTTGGCTGAGGCCGGCCTGGTGGCTGATCCCGATAACCGCCGCCGGTTGCTGGAGGCATTCCCGCAGCTGGAGCAATGCTTCGGGCCGCAGACGATGCTCTACAGCCGGTGAGCGGTTACATCATCACCGCCTACCAGCACGGCAAGCAACCACGCACTCTGCAGCTGGTGGCGGTGTCACCGGCAGCGGCGATCCGCGCCGCAATGGAACTGATGCCCGGCTGGCTGATCAGCTCACCCACGCTTACACCTGAATGGACCGATGACCTACCCCCCGCTTAGCGAGCAGCAGTGCGGCAACTGCAGGTACCACGTGCTGCGCAAGTCTCGTGAACTGACATCAGATTTTGATGTAGCAACTCAGTCATACGCGACGCGAGAAATTACGCACTCCGAATGCCACCGCCATCCACCTCAAGGATCAAGCCTTAGCCGCTGGCCCGGTGTCGGCGCTGACGACTGGTGCGGCGAATGGAGCCCGAAGGAATGACTATCACCAACGAGCAGTACCACGCTGATCCGGCGATCAGCGCTAGCCACCTCCACGCCGTAGCGCAGAGCCCGTACCACTACTGGAGCCGCTTCCTGGATCCACAACGGCAGCGACCGGAGCCGACTGCTGCGATGAAGCTGGGCTCACTGGTGCATTGCGCCGTGCTGGAGCCGGATGAGCTGAGCAAGCGCTATGGCGTCTGCGCACCGCGCAATACCAAAGCCGGCAAAGAGCAAGCCGCCGAGATGGCTGCTGCTGGCATTGAAGCTGTCACCGGCAGCGATATGGAACTGGCGCTGGCGATGGCCGGTGCTGTGCGCAGCCACCAAGCAGCAGCGGAACTGCTGCGCCACGGGCAAGCTGAGCAGTCGTTCTGGTGGGATGATCCCGCCAGTGGGCTGCGCTGCAAATGCCGGCCGGACTGGTTTTATGGCTCAACCATAGTTGACCTAAAAACCACCACTGACGCCAGCCCGCGGGGCTTCGCCAAAAGCTGCGCCACCTTCCGCTACCATGTGCAAGCGAGCCACTACCTCAGCGGCTTGCCTGCGGAGCGGTTTGTCTTCATCGCAGTGGAGAAGACCTACCCGTATGCGGTTGGTGTCTATGAGCTAGACGCCGAAGCCATGACCGTCGGCGCTGAACTGCGCCGGCGGAACATGCAGACCATCTCGGACTGCATGGCGATCAACGAATGGCCCGGCTACAGCCAAGGCATCGAACCACTCAGCCTGCCCAAGTGGGCACTGAGCACTGATTCAACTTCCCTCACCTCTGATGATTTTTGATCATGAATGGTTACAGCGATTCTCCAATTCCGTTTCTTGTCAAGCTTGGCGGAGTTGTTGTTATTTCCGGCGTGGTTATTGGCGCATTAGCCTGGGGAATGCCTCAATTCGGCGTTTACAATCGCACGCTTGCCGGCAAAGCCGCACTGATGGAAGCCGAAAGCACTAGGCAAGTGCGGGTGCTTGAAGCGAAAGCAAAGATGGACTCCGCCTCGCTTGAAGCAAAGGCTGAAATCGAACGCGCAAAAGGTGTGGCCGAGGCCAACAAGATCATCGGCGACTCGCTTAACGATAACCCTCGTTATCTGCAGTACCTCTACATCACCGGCCTGCAAGAGGGAAGCGAAAACGGCAATCGCACCATCTACGTCCCGACCGAAGGCGGCCTCCCTGTTCCTACCCTTGGCATCGAAAAATGACCTCATCATCCCTTGCGCTCTGGACACCAGAGCAAACGCAGCTGATCAGTACCACCATCGCGCCAGGCTGCAGTGCAGATGAACTGCGACTGTTTGCCTATGCGTGCCAACGCACTGGGCTGGATCCGTTCTCGAAGCAGATCTATGCCATCAAA